CTCTCGCGCTCATGAACATGGAGGCGGAAGGCCTGTCAGACGTTCAGGACTTCTTCCGCAAGCGCTTGGTCGGCATGGGCGTTGTGAAGCCCACCGAGGAAGAACTGGCCGAGATGGAACTGGCAGCAGGCCAAGGCCAGCCGCAAGACCCGAATGCGATCTATCTGCAAGCCGCAGCAGAGGAGGCCGTCGCCAAGGCCGAGAAGGCGCGCGCGGATGTGATCGATACGATCGCCGATGCGGAACTGAAGCAGGCAAAAACGGCAGAGGTGCTGGCAGGAATTGGCGTCGAACCCGTGGCTGCTTCCGCCTCCCCCTCCCCGGCCACGCCTGGCGCACCGGCCAGCACTTCTGCCGTCCCGCCTGCTCCGAACGTCCTCGACGAGATCGAGACCGAGAAGAAGCTGCTGCAGCTCGAGCAGTTGCGACTCGAGACCTCGCTCAAATTCCGAGAGGCGCAGGCAAAAGAGGACGAACGCGATCAGCTCGAGAAGCTGCGCCAAGCCGAGCTGTCCGTGCAGGACGCAGCCGAGCAGTTGGTGACGGCGAGCCAAGACATTAAAGCAACCATCGACGCGCTGATCCGGTCCAATGAGTCGACGGCGAAAGACGCCATTGAAGCGATCAAGCGGCCGAAGCGAATCATCAGAGACAAGGGCCGCATCGTCGGCGTGGAGTAAACCATGGCATTGCAATACTCTGTTACCGTTCGTAACGCCAAACTTGATGCGGTCGAGACCGCTATCGGCGCTTCGGCTGTACTTAAAATCCGCAGCGGATCTGCGCCCGCAAACTGCGCGGCGGCTGACCAAGGCACGGTCCTAGCAACCATCAGCCTGCCATCCGACTGGATGGATGCTGCCACCGGCGGCACGAAGTCGAAGGCTGGCACCTGGACGGACGCATCGGCAGACGCTACCGGAACTGCCGGTCACTTCCGGCTGTATGCCTCTGACGGCACGACCTGCCATGCGCAGGGCGCCGTCGGCACTAGCGGGACGGACATGATCGTTGACAGTACGAGCTTCACGAGCGGGCAGTCGTTCACGGTCACTGCGTTTACCCTGACGGCGGGTAATGCGTGATGGATGTTCTCCTGGTTAAAGACGGAAAGGTAGACAATTGCATCTGCGCGGATAGTGTTGCCCGCGCACAACAGTTTTACCCTGACCACATTTGCATCGAGCGAACTGACGATCTGCGTGGGTTTGGTCCTGGTGACTTGTACGATGGGACTAACTTCAGCAAAGCACCATACGTGCGCGTGATCGTTCCAGTCACCCGGCTTGAATTCCTTCGTCGCTTCACGCCTGAGCAGCGTATTGCAATCCGCGCATCGACGGATCCGATAATCATCGACGGGCGCGAGCTTCTCGATATGGCAAGCGATGTCTCGGCAGACGATCCTGACACCATCATGTATGTTCGCTACCTGCAGCAGCAGGGATTCATTTCGGCAGAAGATGCTGACCGTATTTTGGAGGTGTCGCAATGAGTCTTGGTGGTCCTGTACTGCGTCAACACGTTGTTGAATTCATCAGAGGCACCGGTGTTGTCACTGACGGCGTCATTGACGGAGCCTCCACAAACGGACCTTGGAACTGGGTTGTGCCTCAAGGCGTGACCCAAATCTCTGCAGACGGCTGTTCTGCAGGCAGCGGAGGTGGAGGCGGAGGCGGCAGCGGCGCCACATGGCAGGGCGGGGGCGGGGGCGGTACCACCGGGATGCAATGCATGGGGGTGCTTCTTAGCGTAACTTCAGGAGCAACTATCACTGTTACTCTTGGCGCCCCAAGCGCGCCGGGCGTTGCCGGTACTGGGACTGGAAACGGAACCGGTTCTGTCGCTTCAGGCGGTGCCACTACCGTAGCCGGCCTGCTCCCAGGTGGAACCCGTGAAGATGGCACGCTGCGTTTGGTAGGGACAGCTTTTATAGCTGTTGGTAATGGAAGCACAACAGCATCTGTGGCTGGTATAGCAGGCGGACGACCAGACACTGGACTTGGGGCTAGCGGAACAGCAGGCGCCGCAACGGCAGGCGCTGGAGGGAACGGCGCATCAGGTACATATCAGCTCGGCACCGGGATGATCCGAGGCGCATCTGGCGGCGGTGGTGGCGGAAGCGCTGCAACTGCTTCAGCCGCTGGAGGCAATGGAGGAGCGACCAGTCCCGGCAATAGTTCGGATTACGGACTTACTGGAGCAACGACTATTAGCGGAGGAACGGGCAATACCACCGGAACCATCAGTAGGGGAGGCGGTGGTGCTGGGGCATCTGGTGTGTTTGGTTTAGGCGGCGCAGGTGGCAATGGCGGCGCAAACGGCTCGGCGGCATCTGGATATGGCGCTGGTGGCGGTGGTGGTGGTGGTGGTGGCGATGGTGGCGCAGGAACCGCCGGATATATGCGGTTTAATTACTGGAGCGCGGACTAATGGCTATCTCTGAAGCATTTAATGGCAGCGCTTCGATTGGCACGACTGAGTACGATTTGCCTAGCGCGTCTACTACAAAGTCATCTCAGACCACTGACGGAATTTACCAGCTCTTTCTGGATCTTAACGCTCTGGTATCTGGTGATCAGTACACCCTCCGTATTTACGAAAAGGTCCAGTCAGGAAGCACGCAGCGTGTTGTTCAAGAGGTTGTTTTTGCAGGTGCTCAGGCGGAACCGATCTACGTCACGCCTTCTATACTATTCCTGCATGGCTGGACATTCACAATGCAGTTAAACACCACAAATGCCCGAACCATCAACTGGTCCATCCGGTCGGTTGCATAAATGATCTGGTGGGGGCCGCTACTCCAGGGCGGGGCAGAGCTACAGTCAGCAGCCGGCGCAATCACCGGCACGCTCAATGTCACAGAGGCGGATGACACCCTAGCCAGCACAGGCGCGCTGGCGATCGCTGGCAGCCTCAATGTCACCGAAGAAGGCGACAGTCTTTCCTCGACTGGCGCTCTGGCGATCTCTGGCTCTCTGGCCGTCACTGAAGAGGACGACGCCCTCGCCTCCACCGGCGCGCTGGCCATCAGCGGCAGCCTATCCGTCACCGAAGATGACGACACGCTCGCATCGAGCGGCACTTCCGGCGCCACTGGCAGCGTCAACGTTACAGAGGAAGGCGACACGCTCACCGCCACCGCGACGATCACCCAGTTGGTGGGCGGCGGCGGGATGGGCAAGCAGAAGCGCCAGCGCGGCTGGGCGAATGAGCGCGCCAGGCTCGAGGCGTCGCTTCAGACCGAAACCGCAGCGCAGGAAGTCAAGACTGCCACCAAGATCCTGCGCGCGTCTGACTCTGAATCCGCGCGACGGGTCGCCGACCTGGTACGCGAGTATGAATCCGCCCGCGCGACGCTGGAACAGCTCCGCGACGAGGTGGAGCGCCTGCGGATCGAGACCGACCGCTCCGAGCGCCTGCGTGATGAACTCGAGACCGCCGCTAAGGTCGTCGAGATATTCGCGCAGGAGGAGGCCGAGCTGCTCGAGATCTTGGACATCATCGACGAGATGGAGTCAAGGGCGTTGCTGATAGCACTTGGCATCGCTGCGTAATATCAACTAATATTGATGTATGGTTTCCGCCAACCAACCAGGCGAGTACATGGATATCGAAAATCAGGCAGAAGAGATTGAACTCGAACCGGAAGCGCCAGAGACCGAGATGGTCGAGGATGTGGAAGAGGAAGAGGTAATCGTCTCGATTGGGGAAGAATCGCCACCTCCCGAGGAAGAGTCGCAGCCTGCACCACAGTGGGTTAAGGAACTGCGCAAGAGCCACCGCGAGCAGCAGCGTCTGATTCGAGAGCTTGAAGCCAAGCTGTCCACTGCGGAGCCGAAACGGCCGCCGCTAGGGAATAAGCCGAAGCTCGAGGACTTCGATTACGACACTGACAAGTTTGAGGGCGCTCTAGAAAGCTGGTACGAGCGAAAGCGTGCAGTCGATGCCGAATCGGCGAAAGCCAAGGCGGCAGAGGAAGAAGCAGCGCGTTCGTGGCAAGCTCGGCTGGATGAGTACGGCAAGGCCAAATCGGCGTTGCGGGTACGGGACTACGAGGACGCAGAAGCGACGACGCAAGAAGCGCTCTCCGAGGTCCAGCAAGGCATCCTGCTGCAAGGCGCAGATAACCCCGCTCTGGTTGTGTACGCAATCGGCAAAAACCCAAAGCGTGCAAAGGAACTGGCAGCGATCTCCGATCCCGTGAAATTTGCATTTGCGGTTGCGAAGCTCGAAAAGGAACTGAAAGTGACTACTCGAAAGCCGCCACCGCCGCCGGAGTCGCCCGTTAAAAGCTCGGGCCGCACGGCTGGTACTGTAGACAATCAACTAGATCGCCTGCGGGCCGAGGCACTAAAGACGGGCGACCTGTCCAAGGTGCTGGCCTACAAGCGGGCAAAGCAAAAATAGAGGACTGAAAAATGGCTAACGCATTCTCGAAAGAGGAAATCGTAGCATTCGAGAACATTCTCGAAGGCTTCCAGGACGCGCTGGTACTGTCGCGCAACGTCGCGGTGTTCAACACCGATGCAACGACGATGGAGCGCGCACGTGACACCATCTGGCGTCCGATGCCCTACATCGCGCAGAGCTTTGACAGCACCGTAGGAACCAGCATCTCGTCGAACTACGACGATATGACTCAGCTCAGCGTCCCGGCGACGCTCGGCTTCTCCAAGACCAGCGCTTGGAAGATGAACACCAAGGAGCTGCGCGACGCACTGCAGGAAGGCCGCCTGGGCGACGCTGCCAAGCAGAAGCTGGCATCCGACATCAACCGCTCGGTCATGAACGCCGCTGCTAACCAGGGCACGCTGGTCGTTGCAGTTGCTGGCGCTGCTGGTGACTACGACGACGTAGCGCTCTGCGACGCGATCATGAACGAGCAGGGCGTGCCGGATTACGACCGCTACCTCGCGCTCTCTACCCGCGACTACAACGGCCTGGCTGGCAACCTTGCAACCTCAACGCGCTCTTTTGGAAATGCAAAGTCTGACCGCGCGTATGAGCGTAGCTATGTCGGCATGGTGGCTGGTTTCGAGACCTATAAGCTCGACTACGCGAACCGTCTGGCAGCTCAGGCAACGACCGTAACCATCGCCACCAACGGCGCGCAGGTTCGGTACGTTCCGAAGGCCACCACGACTGCAACCGCAGGCGTGCTGAACGTGGACAACCGCTACCAGCAGGTTACGGTTTCGACCACGACCGGCGTCAACGCAGGCGATGCGTTCACGATCGCAGGCATCGAAGCCGTTCACCAGATCACCAAGCAGTCGACGGGCCAGCCCAAGACTTTCCGCGTGATCTCGGTTGACTCCGGCACGACCATGACGATCAGCCCTGCGATGATCGGTGCTAACAGCTCTCCGACCGACGCAGAGCTGCAGTACAAGAACATCAACGTGGCTAGCACGTCTGCAACTGCTGCAATCAACTGGCTGAACGACAACGCCTGTAACGTCAACTGCTTCTGGCAGAAGGACGCGATCGAGCTGTTGCCGGGCCGGTATGCTGTCCCGACCGATAGCGGTGCCGCAGTGATGCGCGCCTCGACCGACCAGGGCATTGAACTGGTGATGCAGAAGTTCTATGACATCGACACGATGACGATCAAGTATCGTCTGGACACGCTGTACGGCGTGGTCAACCGTGCGCCGGAGATGTCCGGGATTCTGCTGTTCGGACAGTAATGTCCTGATCAGTTAGAATCTTGGGGGGCGCAATGCCCCCCATTTTTTTGGAGATGACGATGCCGCTCAAAAAAGGCTACAGCAAGAAGTCGATCAGCGAGAACATTTCGAAAGAAGTAAAGTC